GTCTAAAAATGCTTGTGCTTCATTGACACCAACTTCATTACGCATCATTTCTACTAATCCTGGAAGATCTTTGTACTGCATGTCAGCAACGTCTTCCATCCAACCTGCAATTTTATCTACCATGTCTTGTGCCGCTAAAACAACTTGTGCTGTTTCAACTTCACTTTCTGTTATCTTATCTTCTTTAATCTTCTTACCGTATTCTTTAACTTTCTTTTTCTTTTTGTAGTCGCCAGCCATTAACTTAGATGAACCACATGCTTCTTCCATCTCTTCTTCGTCTTCTTCATCAGTGTCTGGATCAACTGGTAATGAATTGCTTGTACTATAAGCAGTACCGCCCTGATATCTAACACTGTCAGCACCGTATTCTTGTAGTCTAGCTGTAAGAGCTTGTTCCATCATAAGCAATTGTAAGTAAGCTGGGCTTTTCTCACTGCTATGAAACTTAGGTGTGCTTTTAGTTTCTTTGATTAACGATCTAACTTTAGTAAGCATAGTACGTGCATTACTTTCGTTTATTGAATGAACATCTACTTTAGAAGTAAAATAGTTGTTCATAACACGATTAATAAATTTAGATCCTGTTTTTTCTTGTATATCAGTTAACTTCATTGTCTATTTCCTTTTGTTGGAAGTATTTAGCCTTCTCGACTACTTCACTAATTTGTTCTTTAATAATTTTTGCTTCGTCAATATATAATTCAACTCTGGCTAATGCTGTAAATCTCTTGTCTTGGTCTTTTGAATTTGTTAAAGTGTTTTTTGCTACCGCAATATCAAACAATTTTGATTGAAGCTTATGATCTAATCTTTGTAATAGCTGGGCATCTTGTAATTTGGTATATTTTTCAAATATACAATAGCTTAAAGCGTTACGACTGTTTAAAAAACGTGCTACTTCTTTTTCTTTTCTGTAAACTATGAATCCATCTTGTGTGTTGCGTATTTGAAATTCACCAAAAACTTCGTATCTGTCCTGTCTTTTTACTATTATATTTTTTGAAATAGATGAAAGACTTTGCTGGGCAAGAGCATGAAACTTTTCTAATGGTGTACTTGCCGCAGACATAGTTATACCGCTGTGAAAATGTATGGCACCATAAAGTGTATCACCATCCATCCTAACAATACAAGTAGAGAGCCAATTATAGTTACTCCCCATTTAATCAACTGTTTTTGTCGTGAGTCATTCATGACTGATATCATGTCTTTGATCTCATTAACAACTATCTCTAGTGAGCTAACTTTTTCTTCAACCGCGTCTAGTTTTTCTTCCAATGCGTCATACCTCTCCGCACATAACTCTACATGGGCTTCTAAATTTTCTTTTTCAATTTTTGTAGCACTCATTTTATAAATTCCATCAATAGGATTTTATCACTCGAACTAGTGTGTATTTTAATGAGCCAGTATGTGCCTAAGTTATGTGTTTGTTCTGTGATGCTTTGCATTTATTTATCACTATCGGTCATTTTGGTGGAGGAAGAATGTATTACAATTTTCACCTAAGGTGTTGATTGTGTTGGATATTTTAGCATTTTCGTCTAGTCCTGTAATGATAGGACAGTTATCAAAATCATCTAATAGGGCACCTAGTTGACCACTGGCATTATCAAACGTAGTATATTGCTCAGACTGAAACGCAAACATCCATACATTATATCTAAATCCTATATCTTGTAAGTAATTTTTACTAAATGGCATGTTAGCTATATCTCTATCTAGAACCATGGTTGGCTGAATAACTATCGTAGGTTGATTACGCATACTAATCAACTGAATGAACGTTTCGTAGTTACGTTGTTGATTACGAAGTTTGATATCGTGTTCATTTTTTGGCTTTTTAGTAAAGCCAGTTTCGGTAATATCTGCTAATGTCCAACAAACTATCATTCTTTCATAAGTTCTACCAGTACTCTTAATTTGTCTAAAGATTCTTTAATCATTGGTGTTTTACTTAATTCTGTCCAATCCTGTTTATACATCCAGTCTCTGTAATCTCTGAACTCAGAATCTAACTGTTTAACTAGTTCACGCTTGTAATGAGGATCGTTAGCTTTGCGTCTATATAAAGTTGACCCACTATCAGGTGATTCGTATATCCAAGGGCCCTCTGTCTCAAACAATTCTTGTTGTTCCATACAGATATTTACGCCAATAAAAAACCCCACTTAAAAAAGTAGGGTTCTTTAAAATTTCTAAAGTTATACTAACTTATACAGCTACGTATAGATCTTTAAGTGTTACAGTGAGGTCGCCCATTGCAACTGAATCTACTGTACCTAATGCGTCAAATGCCGCTTCAAGTGCCGCTTTTGTTACATTATCGCCACCAATTGCTTCAACAGCAAATGTTTGCTCTGTATCTGAGTTGCCTAAAGGACCCATAGCAATAATTGTTGATGTATCTTGAATTGCTTTAATTGCCGCCGCTTGTGCTGACTCAGGACCTGTTTTACCAGATACGTCTACGATATAGTCTACTGTGAAAAATTGTAAATTACCTGCTGTTTCGACACCAAGTGTTGTTGCTACTGGATGTACTCTTGTTACTACTGCCATAATATGTTTCTCCTAATAAGTGGGATCGTGTTGTCCCTACACTTATTTAGTCCATTTTGGTAAAATTATTAGGCTAGTTTGGCACTACTAACTTGTTGATATAACTGGTGTAAGTCTGAATTAATCTGTCTTCTTGACATTTGTATAAGTCGCTTGTACATCCATTTACGGTCTGATTCTGTTGCTTTTGTAGTATTTTGTACCATTCTTCGCATACGCATTTGATCACCGTCTAGTCCTGGAAACTTACGTTGTAGGATTAACATCAGTTGTGCGAAGTCATTGGAGTCTAGTTCGCCCTGTGCCATAGATCTAAACACACGTTTGATACGCAATTCTGGTATAGTTATTTTCCAATTGTTATATAATTTGTCAGCATACTTGTGCTGATCAATAATCATAACTAACATGTTATATAAATCCGGCATTGATGCTCTAAAGCCATTGAAGTTTAAATTAGTTACTATGTTTTGAGCATATTGTACAGCTTTAGGCTTATCTAAATCGTATAGTGATTTTAACATTAATAAATGTGTAAACGTTTGTCTAGCTATTTCATCTACTGATTTACCAGTAAGCTGTCCTAACCTACGATACATTCTTGATTCTGTTATGTCTTTAATAAAGTCCATTATATATTCTTCGCAAAGTTTGATTTTGAAAAACGTAGTCTATCAACATATTTAAGTCCGCCGGCTACATAACCTTCATGTCCTGACTCGCCATCTATTGACGCAGTGATACCACCACCCTGTTGATCTAATGCTCTAACTACCTGTGTTTTAATAACAGCGATAGCATTAAAGATTTTAAATATTAAGTCAACTACCTGTTTGTTTTCATTTACATATTGTTCTAATCGTTGTGCTTTAGGTTTTGAAACTTTTGTTACTGCCCAGCTTAAAAAGCTATTGCCCATATTGTTAAAGTTACCTTCTCTTACTTTAAAGTTAGCATACTGTTTCATAAGTGCTGGTAAGTTTGATAACTGTAACTGCTGTAGTGTTGCAGGCATAAAGAAGTTATCGATAGCACGTTGATTCTGCTTTACTTTATTTGCTATTTGATCTAACTTAGCTTCTGGAACATCTAATTTAGGTGTGTCTTTCATTTTAGGACCTACAAACAATATAGGACCTGTTGGTAATTTATCTACAGCATTAAATGGTTGTCCGCTATCTTCAGGACCAGTTTTAAATGTATGTACTGCAATACCAGCTTTACTATTTCCAATCTGTTTACCTAAGTCTGTATCAGCATTAACTGAATATGTTACAGTGTTTGGAGTAAACTGATAGCTATTGTCTTTTTTATTTGGTGTGCCGGTATACAACAAGTCACCCATAAAGTATCCTTGGAATCCTTTTGGTGTCTGTGCTTCTAATGGAGCCCATAGAGCTTTATACATATTGATTAATTCTGTACGATCGCCTGCACGCATTTTCATAATTTTTTCTAGTTCTTCTGGAGAACGTGCTGTTCCTGAATATGTTTTGGCAGTAAAGCCTGACTTGTCTGTTAATACAAATTTCCCGTCTTGATCTCGCCCAAATATAATTGCTGGCTTACCGTCCCATTTAATTGTAATGTCTTTGGCTTGTTGAGGTAATGTTTTCAAATCTTCAATAGCTTTTAATACACCTTTTGCTCCGCCATCAAATATCATATCTTCTGGATGTGCTATGCGAGCTGACTCAATAATTAGTTGCATACCTTGATTAACAATGCGATCTCTTAACCTTGCTAAAAAGTTTGCGTTGTTTGCGTCTTCAAGTACTAATCCTTCTTTTGCAAAATATTCTACTGCATCTGCTACTAGTTCTTCGTAGTCGTTATTCTTTTTTGCTTGTGCATTAATTGACTCCACACTTGCTAAATCTTTACGTGTTCCACCTATTAGCATTTTTGCAATTTCTTCAGGATCGTTTGAAATAACTTTGTTTGTTTCTCTTGATACTAGTCCGTATTTGTATGACCATTTCATACCTCTTGCTTTGGCAATGCTAGCTAATAGTATTGCACGGTGTACTCCTTTGAATTCTGATTCAGGACTTGCATTTAATGCAAATTGTTGCCATTTAGGATCACCAAACATAAAGTCAACTTGCACATATCCGTTCATTGGATCACCGTTGATTGGACACTTGTAATGGACTGAGTCGCCTGATTTAGCTAAATCTTTTTGATCAACACCTTTTGCAATTAATTTGTTGTATACTTCATCTTTGGTATATTTTTTTGCATCTACTGCAAGATCTAAGTCACCTGAGGTAGGTTTTTTGCCTGTTGATCCTAGCATGTTATCTAGTAAAGGAAGTCCTGTTAACGATTCCAAATGCTTAACAGTAGGCTTAACGTCAGCAAGATTGATACGTTTAGTTAACGCTGTACCTTTCTCGTCTTTGAATACGTTACCGCCCTCAAGTATTATCATACCTTTATGTCGCCTTTAGCAACTTCATCTCTAATTCTATCGTATATTTGTCGTTGTTGTGGGTCTTTAAGATTTAATTCCATGTTGCCAGCTGTGGCAATGTTGTTAGCAACTTTAAACGGAGCAGTGTTATTACCAGCAGACTGACCAGGCTGTGGATCACGTGCTGGTTCTGATTCTGGGTCTAATGCTAACTTACTTGCGTTAGTTAATAATTTACTGAATACGGCTTGTGTTTGTTTTGGGTCGTCTATAATTGCTTGTATTAAAACACCAACTAATCCTTGAAAATCTCCACTTGTACTTTTTAGTTGATACGATCCTAATAGATTGTTATCTATCCATTTAGTTAACTGGTCTGTTAGTTGTTTATTTGTTAGAGGATTGTAATCGTTAATTCTTTCTAGGCGTTGTTTTTCTTTGCCCCATGCTCTTGAAGCTACCTGAGACATATTAGATATTGCCTGAGAGTTTACACGAATGTCTCTACTTTGTGTATAACCTTGATATGCTTTTTTAGTTGCTCCAACAAGTTTATCTAAGAATTTTGGAGCTTCTGTGATTTCATTAATCTTCATCTTTACGTCTCACTGATCTATAGAATTTCTTAGCATCTCGATGACGTAGTGCATTAATAAACTTACGTTGTAGGTCATCTGCCTGATCACGTTCATACGCGGCATCTATCTGTTCAAACAGATTTATAGCACTTTGTATGATGTTACTCGCACGACTTTCAACAAGATGATTTTTATCTTTGGTAATGTGCAAGTCATTTAACTCGTCTAATATACTTCTAGTCTTTTTTTGCATGGTTAAATTCTCGTTAGTGATAGTATTTATCAGGAACCGCATACATCATTACATATCAGTAAGCGGCCTTGTTTAAAGTTTGACTTATTCCAGCTTTCCTCAACACTATCAAACCAAGTAATGCTTTCTTGTAATGAAGTTTCTAACGCATTGTTAGGTTTAATAATATCTCTCAACTGTTGATTAACTACTTCGTAGTACTGACCATGACCATATGTTCTAGGATAAAAGCCAGTATAACAACAAGGATATACTTCTCCTGTTGATGTTACATATATTGATTTACTTTTCTTTACTTCACAGGTTATGTTTTTGACCACAGGGTTAAGATCTTCTAATACTACCTCATCTGTCTTTTTAGATTGTAATAGTTGTTCAAAGTTAATCTTTTTAGGTTTGCCTAACACGTTAACCACCTTGCCTTTCTTGTCAACAGCAACTCCAGTGTCTCTACCTTGATCTGTTAAGATGAAGTCACTAAATCCAAGTTGCTTGCTCAGTTCTTGGCAAGCTTCGATTTGATGTTGATTATGATCAAATGGAATAATCTTCCAGGTAGCTTGACCACCTGCTTCAATAAAAGTTTTAGCATTTTTTAATACTGTTTCATACACTGTGTCTTGCCTATATATAGAATGTGTATCAGCTAACCCGTCTAATGCAAATAGCACGTGAACATCTAGCTCAGCTAACCGTTGCCAAAACTGTTTAGGACGTGCACCGCCATTGGTACTTACATCTATTTTAATATTAGGACTGTGTGTTTTAAAGTATTCAATGATGTCTGGAGTTTCTGTATTCATAACACAGTCCCCGAAGTTACCATTGATCATTATTCCTGTTAACTGTTTTATAAACGTAGGTTGGAATATATGTTTGACATCTTGAAGTGTGAGGTTTCTTTCTATGTATCCATCATTGTAGGGATAGCCGTGGAAGTTACGAGGGCATAGTGGACAACGAGCATTACATAGACTAGATATTTCTAGGTGGATATGTTTTATGTCATGATACGGAATCATTCGTATAGTGCATAGACACTTAGCCTACCCTCATGTGGAATTTGTTTAGGAACACCGTGCAACATGTCGGGGTTGTTATACATTATGTATCCACGATTACGTCCGTAACTGACCAATCTATCTCCAATCTGTGTTCCTGGGCTGTTTCTATTATCAAGATATATCTGAACTGCTACTTTTACTCTGTCATTGTCTAAATGTTGTGCCATCCAAAAGTTCTCTTCGTCCTTCCACAATGTGACACCCATAAAATTTAAATGACTAAACATAGAAAGTGATTGAAAGTGGTTGTGAACTGTTTCTACAGGACTGTCTAGTAAATAAGATATTTTACGCCTAGGTAAATTTTCTTGCATTTCTTGAAGTTCCCACGGAATATCAGGTTGTTGACTAAACTCGACTAGTTCATCTACTAACTCTTCAGGCAAAAAATTTACAACTTCGATAAACATTACTTCTGTTTGATTTGTGTGAGCATACTTTTTAATTTACTACTTTGTACGTCAGCTTGTATCTTTGGATCTTCTTTGTCACTGTTGTCTGCAACATTTACAGTACTGGTAGTAGATTTAACTGAGTCCATAATCTTACTACCACTTGGACTTTTTCTACCGTAATCACTTTGTCCTTCTTCACCTACATCAGTGATTCTCAATGTTTCTATGTTAAACTCTAAGTCTACTTTCTGTCCAACACCTGAACTTGACCTTGTCTTCATTAACTGTATTTGATATCTACCACGTTCACGCATTGCTCTTGATGTAAATATACCAAACACATTATCAGCAGTATTAATTTTACTCAATCCACCTGCGATGTGACTGTGGTCAAATTCAATTTCTTCTACAGCTGACCTGTTCAACTGTGATGCTGTAACAAATATAATATCTAATTCTTTTGCTAAGTTACGTAGTTCTTCACTCACGTACTTGTCTTTAACAAACAAGTCATTTGGGCTAACCTTAGCACTCACAGGCATTAACAAATCTAAATAGTCAACACATAAGAAGTCTGGTTTACTGCCTGTTTGTATTTCTAACTCTTTCATGTATGCTCTAATATCATTAACAGTTGACTGTGCCGCCATATACTTAATACGTAAGTGTCCTGCTTTTTTACCTGCCAGCTTAACTTTCATTTCAACATTGTCAATGTCTTTAAATATTTCTTTTGATGAAGTATTAGTCATCATACTATCCATACGCATAGCACATAGGCCTTCACTCAATTCTAGTGTCAAATAACAGCCATTCATTCCTTGCATTGCCCAATTAACTGCCAAGTTCTGCATAAACAAACTCTTACCCGAACCTGAACCACCTGCCCATATCTGTAGTTCACCTCTGTTAAATCCACCATACAATAATCTATCTAACATTGGCCAACCCGTTGACACCTGTCCGTTGCTTGACTTGATAGCCAACAGTCTTGCTTTAGGATCATCAAAGTAATCTGTACCCATATCTTTTGTTAAACTAATCTGTACTGCTTCTTTAACTAGTTTTTCAACTGGATCATAATCACCTTTCTCTAACAAGTCTGCACTCTTAAGAATAGCACGTTCTAGTTCTTGACGTCTAGTAAAGCCTTCAAACTCTTCCAAGAACCAATCAAAGTGTCCGTCTTTTGCTTCTTCTAACGGAGTTAATTTTACACCAGTAACAGCCGTTACCTGTTTCATATCAGGCATAGTGTTATGTTTATCACAGTGTTCTTTTATAAAAGCCGCACTTGATTGTAAGCTACGATCAAAGTTTTCAGGATTAAAGATATTCTGAACACGAGTATAACTCTGTGCGTCTTGAAGCATCATCTCCAAGAACAGTCTTTGCATATCTACTGTATATTCTTTTGTATTTGCCATATGTTTAATTATACTTTATTTGACTTTTTTAACAAGTTTTCTTTTAGCCAATTCTATCTTAATTTTACTAGTTTCTCTAGTGTTCATAATAGTTATCAATGTACCCAATTTACCATAATGTTTTACAGCATCATTAACATCTTTGATGTGTTCAGGCCAGTCCGGAATACTTACTGCCCATCCTAGTTCAACAGCACGATCAATTAGTTTTAGCCCAGCTTCATCTTGATCTGGTACCACTGTTACTTGCTTACGTTGTTGTTTAATAATCTGTGCTTGTTTGTCATTGACTGTGTTATGTAATACAGCTACACCATTAACACTGAGTGCGTCAAACAATCCTTCTACTACAATCAACTGTGTCCAATGTTCCTGTTGTAAGTCTAATCCAAACACATATCCTGGTTGCTGTTCATTGATAAACTTAGGAATACGATTATCTAAATAACGTGCTGACCATCCTACTACATCACCTTCAAATGTATATGGAACTACTATACGATTTGCGTTGCGTCCTTTCTCATCTGGTGATATCATATAAGGATAATCCTGCCAATCAATCTTTCTATCACGCAGATATTCTATATATTTGCTATCACTAGTTTTTAACAAGCGTAGCTCATTGGGTAAGTCTTTACGTTCAAATGTAACTTTAACTTCTACACTCTTTCTTGTTTTTGCTAGTTCTGCTAGATCTTTATGTCTTAGACTTTCTAAGTTTATACCAGATATTTGATTCTGATCTAAGCCCATCCAACCTAACAGCTTACGCACTTTAAAACTTAATGTACGACCTAGTTTAAAACTTGCTTTGTATCCACAGTTGAAACAGTGATACGACCAATCATCTCCATTCTGTTTGATACCACCACGCTGTCTTTTGTCTCTATTTTCACCATTATGTTCACAGCAGACAGCATTAAACGATACCCAACCTCCGGCTGTGCGTTTGTGTTTAGTAGGTATAACAGTCGTAATGTCTAACATTAAGTTAGTATAGCATCATTTACTTTGGGTAACAACTCTTTTGATATAATTTGGTGACCAAGTTCATTTGGGTGCTTTCCTGGTGCGTATATTTGTTTAACGTCTGGTCTGTCTAACAGTCGTTTCTGCATATTCTGTTCAGGCCATAATAGTGTGTCACAGCCATTGATCACCGTGCCTGGATCATATAAGTTAAACTGTACTAATGGAATGTTTTTAGTTTTAGCTATGCCGTCAAAAAAGTAAACTGCCTGTTGATAGTTATATTTTGATAGTTGATCATCATGACTTAGTGTAAGATACTGTTTGCCAAAATCTTGCCACACTTTAGGAACAACGTCACTACCAAAGTTTACCCAAGTAGAATGTATAAGCTTGTTCCACTCAGGATCATCGTTTCCCATATGCTCGTGTTCTGGATTAAACCAACTTTGTCTATCTGAACCTGTCAATCCAACGATGCAGACCGTGTCACTCCAATCTGTATTTTCTAAAAACCAAAGGAATGTCCAAATAGCACTCTGTAAGCTACCGCCAGGGTGGCCGTAGTTTTCGTAATGTACACCAAGTTCTTTTGCTAGAAGTCCACTAAAGCTATGACTTAGTCTATAATTGTTGTTGAGATGTGAACAGCATTCCTGAGTTTCAAGTGCAGGGTCTATTAGCTCGTCGCCGTATACCCAACTGTCACCAAATACTGCTAATTTTTTTATATTCAATTTATCTAACTTTTAGTTCTGAAACACTACCACTTGTTTCCTCAATACGTAATCTAAGGTATGGGTGATAGCCTGATATGTTTATATATCCGGTTGAGCTAGATGCTGATAAAGAAACTTCACTGCCTAAGTTATACCATAGTTCATCGTCGGATGTTGCTCCTTCAACTTGTATGTTACCAGTAAAGGCATTAAGTTTGTATTGTAAGGTTTGTAAATCATTTGTTCCTTGCCATTCACTTGAATAGTGTGTAGTTTCACCTTCGCTGTCTAAAAAGTCTGGAATAGTAACTGTTTGACTTTCAGTAT